ACGACATGCAAAACAATCTTCACTGTTATTATTTAGAGATTGTACACGCTGAATGAAATTCTTAGATCGCATTGATTTTGAACAACACGATGGGGTATATCTCTCCATGTTGAATGATGTTGCACGAAATCAATTCTACGATCAAATACTGACTGAGGTTCATGATCAACACTGTGTGGAGATTGGGTTTGGCACAGGCTTGTTGAGCATGCTGGCCTTAAAGCATGGCGCCCGGAGCATTGTGGCCTACGAGTCAGATTCTGATCGTTATCGTTTGGGCTGTGAAGTAATTAAAATACTCAAACTGCAAGATCGTATCACACTGATCAACCAACGCTATGATCACACCTGCGAGCATGACCACTCAGTGGTGTTTACTGAAACTGTAGACGGTAATATCTGGGGTGAAGGTCTTTACAACAGCCTGCCCAGGCAGACCGGTAAGAAATTTTTACCAGGGCAGTATTTTTTAGAAATATATGCAGTACCGATGTCAACGGACAGTGCTTGTAATTTGATTCGCACACATGAAAAAAATCATTTTTTTCCTGGGGTGGACGTTGATCCTCGGTTTGTATCATACATAAATTTGTTGTTGTCAAAGAAATACAACAAACGTATCAAGTCAAAAATGGGGTTGCCCCCAGGGGTGACTGAATTGCCTTGCTCAACAGCTCATGTAGCTTGTACAAACAACCACAACTATGCTGGTCAATATTTGGTTGACGCCAATGCATCTTTTGTGGACAATCCTGTTCGTACACTGCAAGTTGACACAGATGACCGGCCAGTATTGATTGTGCTCAGAGCAGGCATGCAACATAACCAACATAGACTTTATCTGGACACCGGACACTGGAAGCTGCCAACCTATCCTGCTGTAATAAATGCTCCCAATAGTAAAGTGATAGTTGAACATGATTTCCGCACAGGAAAAATCTCATATAAAATAAAGGAACTAAAATGAGCCAAGCACAATACAATCTAGCCACCAAAACTGACTACCTACATCGCAAGATGTTTCTTGACCCTGCGGGACCTGTAACAATACAACGCTTTGAAGAAGTCAAGTACAACAAACTTGTGAAATTTGAACAAGAAGCACGTGGTTTCTTTTGGATCCCTGAAGAAGTGTCCTTGACCAAAGACGCCAACGACTTCAAAGAATCAAGCGAAACTGTGAAACATATCTTTACGTCAAATTTGTTGCGCCAAACAGCATTAGACAGTTTGCAAGGCCGTGGACCAGCACAGGTGTTTACTCCTGTTGTGGGTATTCCTGAACTGGAAGCCCTGATGTACAACTGGAGTTTCTTTGAAACCAACATTCACAGTAGAAGTTATAGCCACATCATTCGCAACATCTACAATGTACCCAAGGATGTGTTCAACACCATCCATGACACCCGAGAGATTGTAGAAATGGCATCAAGTGTGGGCAAGTACTACGACGAACTACACAGAATAAATTGTCATAAAGAACTCGGCAGTGAAATGACAGGTATGGTTCGTGAACAAGAACATATCAAGGCCATATGGTTGGCGCTCAACGCCAGTTATGCACTAGAAGCATTTCGTTTCATGGTAAGTTTTGCCACAAGCCTGGCCATGGTAGAGAACCGTATCTTCATTGGCAATGGCAACATCATCAGCCTGATCCTGCAAGATGAAATCCTGCACAAGGACTGGACAGCATGGATGATCAATCAAGTTGTAAAAGAAGATCCACGATTTGCTGCTGCCAAGGTGGAATGTGAAGCTGAAGTGTATCAGTTGTACCTGGATGTGATCCGTGAGGAAAAGGCCTGGGCAGATTACTTGTTCCAGAAAGGTCCTGTGATTGGACTCAATGCCAACATTCTCAAAGACTTTGTGGATTACACAGCAGTGGGCGCACTCAAAGAAATTGGTATCAAGTATCAGGAGCCTGCACCTAGAAGCACACCAATTCCTTGGTTCATGAAGCATGTGGACACATCAAAGAAACAAACTGCACTCCAGGAGAACGAATCAACTAACTATGTTATCGGCGTCATGAGTGATCAACTGAACTACGACGAATTACCCAATTTATAAAAGGAAAACCAAATGAAAAAACTATTTGTAATACTAGCATTCTTAATGCTATCAACCCCCGTATTTGCCCAACCATCCAAGGATGGAATTACAACTTGCTCGGGCGAATACGCACTGTGTGCCGCAAGTACTTGCAAGCCCACTGGCCGAACAATCACAGGCAACAATGGTGTACCTTACCCTGAAGTAGAATGTCGTTGTCCCATCCTTGAAGGCATTGCCATTGCTGATACCAGTGCTGGCAACATGAAGGGGTCATGTGCTGCAACAGACAGCAAACATGTCTGGAGTTTGTTTGCACCTAAAATATTTTACCCCCAGGAAGCCAACAACTTTAGCCCATGGCCTTGGAAACAAAAGGCAACTGTACAGAAGTGTGATGCCAGTTTAAATCTTGGCGCAAAATCCAGCAATTGCTTTAGTTGGAATTGTGTCAAAGGTGCTGATGGCATAGCTGTATGTTCTTGCCCTGCAGGCCAAGTGCCACCTGCAACATCATTCTTGACTGAAGCGGGCCAAGGCAACCCCGAAGCATGTGCTCAATACCCTGTGAGTTTGCCAATCAAGGCACAAGATCGAACAGAATCTAAAGGAAAATAAAATATAATGAAAGCCATAGTATGGTCCAAGGACCAATGCACCTTCTGCGAACAAGCCAAGAGCCTGTTGGAAATGAAAGGCATCGAATATGAAGTGCGCAACATCAGTCACGACTGGACACGTGAACAACTGTTGGAGTCAGTGCCCACTGCACGGTCTGTGCCACAGATCTTCTTGGATGAAGAGTATGTGGGCGGATTCTCAGAACTGCGTCAAAGGTTGATGTAATGCCACAATTCACATCTGACTGGTTCAGCAATGCACTGGTCAATTTTGATTACATCACCAACTACTTACAAAAACAAAAAACAGTTGACAGTATACTAGAAATAGGCAGCCACGAAGGTCGCAGCACCTGCTGGATGTTGGAAAACATGTTAGCAGACACAGGCACAATCACCTGCATTGATCCGTTTGCTGACCGTCCTGTCACAGCATTCAGTTACGACACCATTCCAGAAGATCGCAGCATAGAACAAATCTTTCGCGCCAACACCGCCGAAGTTCGCAAGCCTGAGCAAACTGTAGAAGTGCTGGCCAACATGAGTTTTCCTGCACTGGCACAGCTGATTGTGGATCAACGTCAGTACGATTTCATCTATGTGGATGGCAGTCACAATGCAGATGATGCTCTAGCAGATGCTGTGATGTGCTTTGGGTTGTTGCGCCCAGGTGGCGTGATGTTGTTTGATGATTATTTGTGGGAAGATGACCAACACTACCTGGGGCGTTGCAAACAAAGCATTGATGCCTTTGTGAACATGTTTTATCACAGGCTCAAGTTAGGACTGGTAAATTATCAGTTGGCAATAGTTAAAAAGGAATTAGAATGAGCATTGAAACAGGAAAAACATACACCATGCGCATGGGCTATGGTGAGGAAATAGTGGCAAAAATCACAGCATATGACAGCAGTACTTACACCCTGAGCAAGCCCGTGGCAGTGGTGCCGGGACAGCAAGGCATACAACTGATGAATTCATTGTTTACCGCAGATCCCGAAGCAGAAGTCACGGTAAATATATCTAGCGTGGCCATGATTGCCCCTGTGCGTGAAGATGTCGGGGACAGTTATCTGGAAGCCACAACAGGCATCAAGCCTGTGCGCAGTAAAATCTTAATGGGATAACATGCCAGCAGTACAACGACAAGGTGATCCAAACTCATCGGGGGGAGTAAACACTTCAGGTGTGGCTTCTGTGCGTGTGAACGGGCGTCCCATAGTTGTACCTGGTATTTCAGTCTCGCCGCATCCTTGTTGCGGACAACCTGGCTGTGGCATTCATTGTTCAGCAGTGACTTCGGGTGGTTCAGGATCTGTACGTGCTGGCGGGAAGCCGGTCATACGTGATGGCGATGCAGACACCTGTGGTCATCCTAGGGTAGCAGGTTCCGGCACAGTGAGAGCAGCGTAATGGCAGAGTCAACAGCAACACCACTACAACTCACAGCAGGCGTGGGATTTTACGCAGGCAATGCCATCACAGCCAACACACAATTGGCCAATAACATTGCCAGTTACAACGCTCTTGCACCCATTGCCAACTTGATCTACACCATTGGGCAAGCCGCAAGCAATGTGTCATTGAGCATTGGTGCAGGTACCCTGGCCAATCTCAAAACATTGGGCGCCAATGTGAGTGGTAACTATTGTCCTGCGTTAGGAGACTCGGTACCTAGTAATGTGTCCTGGACTGTGGGCAATGCCGGTTATGCTACTACTATTACCACAGCAGCCAGCACTCAATTGGGCGGCGGCGACTTTGGAAAATTTGCACAGGCTTTTGGTGCCGCACAAGGATATATCACTCTTACCAATGCAGTGATCAACAGTGCTGTGAATGTCAACAGTACTGACTATCTTGGGCCCACATTTTCAAATCAAGACAATCTTATTACTGCGGACATTGGCAAGGTCAACTTGGCTTTTCCTGCATTTGGTGCTGATTTAGCAGACTGTGGCGATCTCATTGCGTTTGACAATCTGGAACAGTTTGGTACTCCGGCCGGACTGTTGCAACAGCTGGCACTTAAAGGTCGCATGCTCAATGGCTCAACACCGTGTGTGACCGCGGCCTTGAGAGCTCAAGGGTTGACCGATCAGAACATATCAGATCTTGTGAATCGCAATGTGCAGAGTCTTTTTAATTCACAAGGACTCACTGCCAATCAATTTGATCGTTTGCAAAAAAAATGTTACCCTGCGTTGGTCAATGTCACTGGCAGTTGTTTGCAAGATGTACTGTCTATATTGGATTGTACGTTGCCCAACATTGCGACCATGGCAGACCTATTGAATCCTGTGAAATTATTTCCCACCAGCTACAGCAGTCTGACACTGCCCACACCTGATGGCCCTGTGCTGATATATGATGTCACTGGCGCAGTCAACAGTGTGATCACTCCCATATTGAATTCAGGATCAGTTACGCCCACTGGTTGTAATGACCTGGCCAAAATCATTCCTGCTGCCGATGCTGCTGCCAATCGAGCACTGCAGATTGCATTCCAACAGGTCAAAGGCATCAACGGAGTCACTGCACCCCAACTGGCAGCCATACTACAATGACCACTCTAAATCAAACAGCAGCCGAGACGGCAGCATTTTCAAGAAAATTAGGCACACTCAAGGGGCTACCATTGATTGCCAATACCGCCACACCTGTACCTGCTGATGTGGCCACATATTATAGCACAAACATAGCATTGGGTTCTGGACCCAATGGCACATTCTTGACCACAGACTTTTTTGGATCAGCAGCTGGTATTCCTTACAATGATTATTTGACCACAGTTACCAGTACTATCTCAGCACAACTCACAGCCGGAACATTGACCACACTCAACACCATATACTCTTATATGAAAAATCTCATTACCGATGTGTATGGATTGCCAGGTGCAATTGCTCTTCCAGCACCTTACAATGCCGGAAATCCCTATGCCAGTTATAATTCAGCCTTGGTGGTATTGGTCACAGCCGCTGATGCTGAGATCGGTACAGCCATCACTGCCATGGGCACTGCAACTGCCACCTTGAACACTGCTTGGACCGCAATGGTACAACACAGTGCCAACGAAAGCATCTTTCAAACTCAAGCCAGCATTGACTATACCACACTCACAGCTGGCGCTCAGTTGCCCATCACTGCTTTCATTCCTGCCCTGGCCGGCTACGGACAAGAAACACAAACTGGCATGGCAGCTGAATTTTTGGAAAGTATTGCCAATACTGCCAACCAGTCAGGTCAGGCCATGGTGGGTGCGTTGCGTGAAGGGCGTAATACCGCAGGACTCAACGCCTCTGGCTTGAAGCCCGACAATGATGTGCCCAGCCAACCCAATGCAGTTCCTCCGCAGGCCACACTGAGCGACAGCGAATACACACCCGCAGAAGCACGGGCACTGGTGTAATACTCAAGTACTACTTTTTAGCGGTTGACCAGAAATGCCCATTTTGCTATAATATAGACATAGAGTAGCAAAAAGGAGCCAAAATGACTGCATTAGTTGAATACACATTGGAACTGTACAAATCTGACAAGCGGGTAAAAGAAGGCAAGCGTCTTGTGGCAAAAGAAGAATTTGCTCCTGTGACCAGAGCCTATATCCGGGCGGTGATTGAATCCAAAACTAAATTGGGTTTCATTGTGGAACCCCATGAGACCTGGGTTACCAAACGCAACATGATGACTGGTAAGACATACCAGGAACGTTATGACACGCCTTACTTCTGCTCACCCTCCAGCGAAACTTTCTGGAGCATGTAATACTTGAGTATTACCGTTTTGGTGGTTGACCAATAATTGCCAAAATGCTATAATATGAACATATTGTAACAAAAGGAGCCTGAAATGACATACGCAACAATCCAAGAAGTCAACACTGCCATCATGTTTGGCGATTTTACAAACGAACAACTCAACAGCATTGTGAGTGCGGTGCAGTATGCTCGTGCCCAGTTAGGCAAGCAAAAGATCCGCACGTTCACCAAAGGTGACACAGTCAAGTTCACCAGCGCCAAGCGTGGCGGTCTTGTGGTACAAGGCACAGTGACCAAGGTTGCCATCAAGTATGTCACAGTCAAAGACGGTTCCATGCTGTGGAAGGTGCCAGCCAACATGTTGGAGGCCGTATAATGGTCACATATCAAGGTCAACAGTATTTTGTGATTTCTACATATGGAGAGATAGTAGAGATTGCGCCTACCCGTCACGGTGCCGGGTCGTTCATGGTGCACCAAGACTTTTTGAAGGCTGCATAATGAATGAATGGATATTGATCGTTGCCATGCTCAGCCCCGGTGGCAACTACATGGACAAAGTGCCTGTGACCATGCCTACCAAAACTGCATGCGAGCGGGCACTAAAAACACTGCCCAAAAAAAGTGAGCACCCAATGGGTGTGCAGTATCGAGGTGTGTGTGTCACACAGGCACACTGGACAGGTACTGAGCCAATGAAAAATGTTCCACTTGATTGACGGAGAGAAATATGGGACTTGACATGTACGCATACGTGGCCGCTCGGGCAGGCCAGCAAGCAGAATTTTACGAAGGTTCAGAGTGGGATCCAGATCACAAAGAACATCGAAACCCCAACGTCAACCGGCCAAGAGAAATTGCCTACTGGCGCAAACACCCTAACCTGCACGGCTGGATGGCCCGACTATGGTTGGCTCGTGAAGGCAATGAACTGCGTGAACTCGACAAATTCAACGGTATTGAACTGGAACTTGATGCTGACGACCTGGAGTTGCTGGAGTATGTGGTAAAAGCACGTGAACTGCCAGGCACATCAGGATTCTTTTTTGGCAACGATGCAGATGACTATTACTACAACGACGATTTGAAGTTTATCCAGGAAGCCCGTGCAGAAATGTTTTTGGGTTTGAAAGTATTCTATAACTCATCATGGTAACACTGTAAATATATGAATGACATTGACTTCACACACAAACAATTCAACGGTATCACTGTGGCAGCCGATTGGATAAGAGACCTAGAAGCATCTGACAGTCGCTTGCACAAAGAACGAGTGATTGAAAAAGCACTATTAGCCTCAAAACTGGGCAGTGCCAACGCACAGTGTTTTTTGTTCAACTGCTACCAAGCATACAACCCCTACTACACATTCCATGTGAAACAGGTGCCTGAGAGTGCAGGTATCGAACATGCAGAAAATCCTTGGCCTGTGTTTTGGGGCTTGCTGGAAGGCCTGCGCACACGATCGTTCACTGGTCATCGTGCCCGAGATGCCATTGCAGAAACAATGAAACGTTTTGATAGTGTAGAGTGGAATAATCTTTGCAGACGTGTGATCACCAAAGACCTGCGTTGTGGCATTAGTGAGAAAACACTAAACAAGGTGCTGGGCCGGACCGAATGGAAAATTCCTGTGTTCAGTTGTCAGTTGGCACAAGACTCCACAGACCAACCCAAGAAGCTGAAAGGCATCAAACGCCTGGAGTGCAAACTGGATGGTGTGCGTGTGTTGGCAGTGATTGAAGATGGTGATGTCACACTGTACAGCCGCAATGGCAAAGTGTTTGAAAACTTTCCCGAAATTGAAGAAGCCATCCGACAACACAGCACCAAGTTCATGCTGGGCGGCGGCAATGGCCATGGAACCCAGCATCAACGACTGGTGCTGGATGGCGAGATTGTGGGCGAGAGTTTTCAGAAGCTGATGAAGCAAGCACACCGCAAAAGCAATGCAGTGACCACAGGCATGACGTACCATATCTTTGATATCTTGCCCTTGAGCAGTTTTCAAGAAGGTCACTGCAATGCACAACAACACAAACGCATTGAACAACTGGAACGTACCCGAGTGAAACTGCCCGAAGACGGTCCTTTGCAGATCATGAACGGCCTAGATGTAGATCTGGACACAGCCGAAGGACATGACATCATGCAACGCTATGCCGAAGCCGCTGTGGAGGGTGGATTTGAAGGTATCATGATCAAGAGCATGGATGCCCCGTACCTGTGCAAACGCACAGATTCGTGGATGAAATGGAAACCCACAATCACAGTTGACCTGAGCATTGTGGGATTTGAAGAAGGTACCGGTCGCAATCTAGGCCGGGTGGGTGCTATAATCTGTGAAGGGGATGACAATGGAAGACACATACAAGTTAATGTTGGCAGTGGCTTGTCTGATAGCAATCGTGATGAGTATTGGCACAGTCGGGCAGACTTGGTTGGGCACTTGGTTGAAGTGCAAGCTGACGCAGTTACGCAAAACCAAGACGGATCATACAGTTTGAGATTCCCAAGGTTTTTACGTTTTAGAGATTTTGAAGCAGGAGAAAAAGTATGATATTATTGTATTTGTTTATTGGTGCGGTCATGATGTTTGCGGCCGGTGAGTTGTATGCAAAATACCGTGTGTCGGGAGATCGCAAAGACTTTTGGTTTGCAGTCACCGGTGTATTGCTTGGTGTCATTAATTTACTTTGGGTCGCTCAGTTGACATAGATTGATGATTTATCTTAGTTTTGGATTGAGCAACCCTTGGGGCCGGCCCTTTGGCAACCTGTGGAACAGATCAGGGTTGATCACCAACCACATGGCCTGGGAAGTAGAATTGTGTGTTGTCAAAACATTAGTTGGCTTTGAAATCAACTACACCCGGCGTCAAGATCATGCTGGACTCACAGTAGAACTGATATTGTTTGGTCGTAGCATATCATTTCAAATCTATGACACCCGTCATTGGAACCGTAAAACTGGAGCCTGGGAGGTGCATTTATGACCAAGAAAATCTACTACGAAAAACGTGGGCGTAGATATATACCGGTGTTGGAGACCGACTACGAATTAGACAATGCCATGCCCAAGGGAAATCATTTGATCATGTGCTTTCCAGGCGGACGTAGCACACGCTACAATATTGATCCTGCACTGGCACCCATGATTGCCGCAGGCCGTGTGGCCGAAGATCGAATGAGTGAGGCTGTGCGCAAGGCCAGTGAAATGCGTCCACGCCGAAAAGAACTCACAAGTGATCAACAACGTGCCTGGACTCGGTTGAACCGAGCCATGGGCGATGACATTTACACCATTGAAGTTGCCAGTGCCAGAGACATAGCCGACGCTGGATTAAAAGCCATGCAAGCGGAAGCCGAACAATTACTAACCAATCCTGCTGTGCGACTGGCCTATGAGCAGTTTCTCCTGGTGTGTGAATTAACTAAAAAACAAGTTGACAACGCCTGACTTGTGCAGTATAATTACTGTGCATGACCATGGAGGTGGGTTGTTTAATGGACATAGTAGGAATAGATCTGCAACCGGTCCTGCTGTGTGCCGTGGCATCAGAAACATAAATCCCGTAGGATGAGACACTGGCTAGACCTAGCAATAGGTCAAAACACTGGCTGGTACCCAGTGGAGTATGCCCAGTAGATAAAACAGTGTAAAGGATAGTAATGTCTGTTGAAATTGAAACCTCTGCATTGAGTATGTTTGAATCCCTCGACTCTCTTAGAGCAACGCCCTTGGTCATGCACCGTATTCAGATTGAGTTGCGTGATATTGCCACATGGTATGCAGTTATTCGCGAACTCAATCAAGTATTTGGTGCCAACAACTGGCGAGGCCAAAATCATGTTCGACGTCGACTAGAAAATTTGATCTGGGACACCGACAAGAATATTTGGGTTTGGTTTGATGTACCTGATCAAAAGATTGCCACATGGTTGGCCGTTAAACTAGCCGTCACAGTCCGTATACCACCCGGTAAATAAATCTATGTTCCTCAGTTATTTCACATTGTTAACCGCTCTTTCATTGAGCGTGGTTGCGGCCTGGTACAGTATCCTGGGCCTTACTGCTATTTTTGCCTCAGCAGTCATACCCATCATCATCATGGGATCCATCCTGGAAGTGGCCAAGATCACTGTCACTGTATGGTTGCATGAATACTGGCACCGTTGCCGACTGCTGATGAAGATGTACCTGGCACCGGCAGTGGTCATGCTCATGGTGATCACCAGCATGGGTATCTTTGGTTTCTTAAGCAAAGCACACAGTGATCAAAACTTGATCAGCGGTGATGTAATAAGCAAGATTGCTATATATGATGAAAAAATCAAAACCCAAAAGGAAAATATTGAAGCAAACCGCAAGGTGCTTAAACAGATGGATGAGGGAGTGGACTCGGTATTGGGCCGCTCAGCAGATGAAAAAGGTGCCGACAAGGCTGTGGCTCTGCGAAGAACCCAGCAGAAAGAGCGTGTTAGACTTCAAAATGAAATACTTCAGTCGCAGAAGTCTATTGCGGAACTTAACGATGCCCGTGCGCCTATTGCCGCCGAGGTACGTAAAGTCGAAGCAGAGGTTGGGCCAATTAAGTATATCGCGGCGTTCATCTACGGCGACAACCCAGATGCCAACTTATTAGAACGTGCTGTGCGTTGGGTCATTATCATATTGGTTGTGGTGTTTGATCCACTAGCCATCATGATGGTGCTGGCTGCCACAGAGAGCATGAAGTGGGAACGTGAACGCAGGGCCAATCAACCTGCATATGAACCTGATGATGGTCCATTGTCAGAACAACAGATAGAGCAACTGCGCAAGATAGCAGAACTAGAGCAGCCCACAGATGAGGTGGTCGAGACCAGCAAATTGTTTGATGATCCGCCCAAGGACCCACACCCGCCAGGGTGGATGTATGACGAACTCAAGTCATATCCCCTCAACAAAGCGGAAGTAGAAGAAGTTGTAGAAGAATTTGAACAAGCACGGCACAACAACCCTGTGGAATTCAACCAGGATTATCTAGATGCAGTGGCTGAAGATATTGAGCCCGATGATCATGACACCCCCAGCACCAAAGCTGCTATCAAACAATGGAAGAGCGAAAATCCAGATGGCACAATAAAAGAAGAACGTGCTAAATTGGCTCGTGGAAAGATTCAAAAGTTGCCTTGGATGGGGCTGGTAGCAGACAATGACCTGGGCAGAGAACCTACATCAGGTTTTGGTATTGGCTTCCCTGCAAATCCAGTCAAGGGTGACACATACATGCGTGTGGATGCCATGCCCAATGTGTTGTACAAGTTCAACGGATATCACTGGATTATTGTGGACAAAACTTTAACAGATAACTACACATATGACGATGCATATATTGAGCACTTGATTGCCAAACTCACTAGTGGCGAATATGATCCAGACATGTTGAGTGATGCAGAAGCTGATGCTATTGCTCGTCGTGTAAACCAATTCAAATATGAAATTACCTGAAACGTTAGACAACTGTAGTTTCTGCGGCAAACACAAAGATTCAGTAGCCAAGCTCATAGTAGGCAACGAAGTCTCAATTTGCAACGAGTGTGTGGACCTGTGCCAGACCTTGCTCAAAGAAGAGCTACCCATCAAAGCCAAAGAAATCTCAGATGATACATTAGATCCAAGAGCTATCAAAGAGCACTTGGATCAGTATGTGATTGGACAAGATCATGCCAAGATGGTGTTGAGTGTGGCCATTGCCAATCACTACAAACGCATTGACAATGCGGACCCGGGTGTAGAAATTGAAAAAGCCAACATACTCATGCTTGGCCCCACAGGTTCGGGCAAAACTCTGCTGGCACGTACTGTGGCACGTTATTTGAATGTGCCATTCGTAATTGCTGATGCCACAAGCCTGACCGAAGCAGGTTATGTGGGCGACGATGTGGAGAGTTTGATCACCAGACTGTACACAGCCGCTGGTGGCGATGTGGCCAAGACACAACGTGGTATTGTGTTTGTGGATGAAATTGATAAAATCAGCCGCCGTGGCGAGAGTGCCAGTATCACTCGAGATGTGTCAGGGGAAGGTGTGCAACAGGCTTTGCTCAAGCTGGTAGAAGGCACCCGGTGTAGAATCACTCCACAAGGTGGCCGCAAACATCCTGCAGGTGAAACTGTGGAAATTGACACAGCCAATATACTATTCATTGCTGGTGGTGCCTTTGTGGGGCTGGATAACATTGTAAGGAGTCGCGTTAAAGGCACCAGCATTGGATTCTCCGCCCAGGTTGTGGCAGACAGCACCAGTATGACTCTAGACAAAACCACTCCTGAAGACCTGATCAAGTTTGGTATGATTCCTGAATTTGTGGGACGTTTTCCCAGTTGGGTAGCTTTGGCAGAACTCCGCAAAGAAGACCTGATACGTATATTGCAAGATGTCAAACACAGTTATGTCAGCCAGTATCAGTGGTTGTTCCAGCGTGACCAAATTGAGTTGAAGTTCAGCCCTGACAGCCTGGATCTGATTGCTGAACGCACCATTGCCAACAAAACTGGCGCACGTGGTCTGCACTCAGAACTTGAACGTGTGCTGTTGCCACACATGTACAACTTGGCACGTTATCGCACACATGGTATTCGCACCGTTTCTATTGATACTCAGCAGGTAAATATTCCTGAGGAGCTCAAAGAGATAAATGAATAAATCACGTGCAAGATCAGTACTAGTACAAGACGACAACATTGAAAAAGCCCTGCGCAAGTTCAAGAAAAAAGTGCAAAATTCTGGTATACTGAATGATCTCCGTGAACGTGAATTCTACATCAAGCCCACCACTGCTAGAAAACTCAAACACAGTGCAGCCAAAAATCGTTGGCGCAAACAACTAGAAGCTCAACAACTGCCTCCGCGAACATATTAATTTTTCCAAATATTTTGACACAGAATGAAATTTGTGTTATAAATATACCTGTAGTGCCCATAGTGGGGCTACAATTCAAAAAGTCATCTTGCTTAATAAAGGAGAAAACAAATGACAAAAACTCTAACCCTTCGCACATTCGATCTTCCAGCAATTCACAAATTTGGTATCGGTTTTGATAACATGTTTGATGAACTCATGCGTGTGAGTGCCCAACAAAGCAACAACAACTATCCACCTTATGACATTGTGCAAATCAATGATGATGAGTACATGATCAGTTTGGCTGTGGCTGGTTTTGGATTTGACAACTTGAGTGTTACCAAGGACAAAAAATTCTTGATCATTGAAGGCAAGCACAGTCGTGAGAACATGGACAGTGCATATGAAGAATCCACTACAAAATACTTGCACAAAGGCATCAGCGAACGAAGTTTCCGCAGGGAATTTCAATTGGCTGATCATGTGGAAATCAGCAATGCACATCTTGAACTTGGTATCTTGAATATTCACTTGAAACGTGAAGTACCCGAAGATGCCAAACCAAAGACCATTGCGATCTCCTACAAAGAGTAATATAATGTAAATACAGTGACAGCAATCCTGCTGTCACTGATTGTAAGCAAGGAATAAAAATGGCTCAAAGTGACACCCGTACCCGAATCAAACCATCTGAGGCTGTGCAAGAACCGCCCATGTTCAAAGTTATCTACCTAAACGATAACCAAACCACATTGGAGTTTGTGGTGGAAAGTTTGATTGAGTACTTTGACTACACAGCAGAAACAGCAGAGCAAATAACCATTGATATTCACCAAACTGGTGCTGCCACTGTGGCAGTGTTGCCGTATGAAATTGCCGAACAAAAAGGCATTGAAGTCACACTTAGTGCAAGATCACAAAGTTATCCATTACAGATCAAACTGGAACCTGAAACGGTGAATTAGTCAGCTATCACAATGCGTTTGGGATGATACACGTACTGCCTCCATTCAGTGTCTGCTCTACCGCGACAGTTGTTGACAAATCTCACACCATGACGAATTTGATCTACCGCGCCATGATAATGTCCAAAACACCAAGTATGCACCTTGTGTTCAGTATCAGCACTGAGCGCCCGCGACATAAAGCCATTGCCCATGGTGTTGAATCGCAAAGTGTTGGCCAAACTGATGTCATGTGAAATCAACTCAGCCGCGGGCACAGTGTGGGTCACACATACAATTTTTTTCACATCCGCATGAGTTTGCAAACGTTTTACACTGCTGATCATGTAGTTGGCATCTGTGGTGGCCATTCTCCCCACAATTTTGGCCGTTTGGGCACTGATTGCACATTGTTCTTGGAACCACAGGGAAGTTTGTTCAGCATCAATACTGCAATCCAGGTCATAGGTCCACCATCCATTGGTGGCCAATATAGCCACACCGTCTACCACAGCCACATTGTCCTGCAAAAACACCACGTTGGGGATTTTCTTTATCTTTTTTGACAAATCAGCAAAACTGGCTTTCAAGTTATCATAATAATATCGATGTTCGTCGTTGCCATCAATGTAAAACACTGCCTGGTAACACTGACCTAGATGTCTAAGCATGTCAAGCACAGTGTTGCGGTCTCGGGCCAAATCACCGGCTACTATAGCGTAAGCACTGGTGGCTTGGCCGGTCCAAACAAATTCAGGCCAGGTCTCACTGTGCAGGTCAGAAATTAGATCAAATGCAAAACTCATGATATATATTTAAAAGGAACTGCAATGAACATTATATTTGGAGACGCACTGGAATCAATACCCAACAACTACACTGTGTTGGAACTGGATACTTTTGTGTTGCCGCCTGACGGGGCCGCCCGTACAAGTTATTGTGTGATAGAAAAGGTGCCGTTGTCTGATTTTCCTGTGATGGAAGCCTTTATCAAGGTGCACACGGACATGATGCAGGCCTATAGAGATCAGAATTGGGACTATTGTTTGCATGCCATCAGTGGATTGATTGGACGTTGGAATGGCGAATTAGACAGTTTCTACACCAACTTGTTACAACGTGTGGAAAACTATCAAGCTAATCCACCAGGTCCTGATTATACTGGTTTTGTAGACAAACGCTGAAGCCCGG